CACAAACAAAAGCAAAATCACAGCCTGTAACAAGTTCAAAATCTTGGTAGAGTCTGGTCGCATGAAAATTAACTCAAGACCCTTGGTTTCAGAACTCAAAACGTTTGTGGCCATGGGCACCAGTTATGCTGCCAAACCCGGCGAAACTGACGATTTGGTCATGGCCAGTTTGCTGGCGGTGCGCATGCTGTTGTTGTTGCAGACCTACCATTCAGACTTGGATACACACCTAAAAGACCACGGAGATATGATTGTTGAGCCGTTTCCATTTATTTCAATGCTCCGCTGATGAAAGAGTAGCAGAGTTGGGAAAAAAAGTATCAATGACCAGGACTGGAGTAAAAAGAGGAACGTATAAAAATCATAAATAACAAACTATGGCTATAGAAAACATTTCCCAAGACGTTGCTGACTTATTAGCAACCAAAGACTATGACGTCAAATACACCGACGGGCAAGGCAAAGACTCCTCACCGGAAGAAGCCAAAACATTTGCATTTGACTGGGTTGCAGGATCTGGAAAAAACTACGGCACAGTGGTAATTGTGCTGGGTGATGAAAACGACTTGCAGTTGTTCTTTGGAGACAACCTGGGCAAGACCATGGAAAATCCTCAGGACAAACTGGACTGGTTTGGCTCAGAACGTGAAACAGGCTTTTTACCCGAACTCAAGAACTTTGCCACACAGCACAGATACACATTCAGTCCCAAAGACATCAATCAACTCAAACATACCATGCAAGGTATGGCAGCTATCAAAGAAGGCCTATTCGAAGGCTACTATGGCACACGCAAAATCAGCTATGTGGGTGAGCAAACAGAAGCCAGACTGGTGATTAAACACAACCGAATGATTGGCGAAGATGACAAACGCTATCGCTATGTGGAAAGTTTGTTCATTGAAACAGCCGAAGGCGAACGATTCAAACTGCCATTTGTGAAACTGTCAGGTGGCCGAGCCATGCTGGAACACGTGAAACAAGGTGGCAGACCTTACGACATTCGCGGGCAACACATCAACGAAATTGTAAGCGAAATGGCTGTGTTGAGCAGATTCAATAGAGCCAGCCAACAACGAGTGTTTGAAGGCGTAACACAAGAACTGGTAGAAACTGCACAGCACTACTATAGTGAACTGCGCGGAAATCTACAGCACATGGCCACAGGCCGTGGATACACACAATATTTTGAATCTTGGACGCCAGCAGACATTGGAGATGAAACTGCCTTGGTAGAAGATCTTAAGACCATGTTTATTGAACAAACATTAGACGCCAGAATAGAGGCTGCATTGCCCACACTGGCCAAAATACAACAACGAGGAACCGCTATGAAAGAAGCACAAATTTTTGAAAACTGGATAAACAACATCATGGAAGGCACATGGGCCTTGCCAGATACACCAGAAGCACAAGCCAAACTAAACGAACTCATGAGCCAAGAACTCATTGTTGGTCCAGATGCTACCAATGCCACACAACAACTGTATGATGTCATCGGCGATGATCGATTGTTTGATATCCTGGGTGATTTGGCCGAACAAGATCCTCGTGCTAACATTTGGGATGACACAGATGTGCAAGCCAGACTGCAAGAACTTGGCATTCAAATGAACACCACACCTGATGCTGAACAACAACAGCCAGTGGCACCTGCTGCTGGCCGACAAGCACCAGGCACTACTCCTGAACAAGGCGTGGCAGAAGATCAGTTGGCTGAATTGAGTCCAGCAACATTGAGTAGTTATGGTAGAAAAGCAGCTGGCCAAGCAGGTTGGGCACACGGCGTAGCATCAGCAATTAAAGGACCAGAAGGCGACCAGTATGCCAAGTTCCAACAAAAACGAGCTGCCGGTGTAAAACAAGCAGTCGGCAAAGGAGCCAATTTTAACATGGGCAACGTAGAGCCGTATGATTGGGCAAAACAAGGCGGCTATGGTGACGCTAACAATCCAGCCATGAGAAAAAGAGGCGTGGCAGAAGATCAGTTGGATGAGCTGAGTCCCAGCACACTCAGCAACTATGTAAACCAAGCAGTTGATGACGTAGCCGACCGTAGCAATAGTACCGGATTTCGTAAAGGGGCTAGAGTTGCAAGTCAGGCATTTGCAGGTGGAAGCAAAGAACCTGGACGATTTGAAAAAGATCCTAAGATTGCCAATCGCAAAGTTGGTATCAGTCGCGCTATAGGCAGAATGGCAGAAAACACAGAACTCAATGACATGCTGAAATATGCTGGTGTACCTATATCTGAAAGTCGTATTCATGAAAATTCTGAGTACACCCATGAAATAGTTGCCAAGACGTTGGCACGCGAAAAACCAGGAATGGCAACACTTAAAACCAGCAAAGATTTTTATAATGCAGTATATCATGAATTGATTGCTATTGGGATGACACCAAGATCTGCTCGCAATTTGATTTCGTATGACGAGGATTTTATAGGCGATGTAGCAACATCATACAACCACTATCAATCCAATCCCGGACTAGACGAAGACAATGTTAGCATAATGCCCGAAGGCGCAGCCGTTGATGCATACATGGCAGGCAAGAGTCCAGCAATTGCGCATTTTGCAGACCAACTAGACAAAAACACAGAAATAAAAGAAGGTTCATGCAATGCAACCATGGAAGGTGAATACTGTCCAGAACACGGCCTAACCGAATGTGGCATGTACGAAATGGGCACAGTGGCTGGTTCAGTGGCTCCTGTCATGGGAGAACAGCAAGAGGCTTACTATGAAAGCAAAGCTGACAACGCACTTTTGGCAAGAATAAAATCACTGGCTTTGTTAAAATAACACAATAGGCAATCATGCATGAGGTAGCACTATTGCCCGGCAGCGATCCTAATATTTTTGAATATCCCAGCTGGTTACCCATAGTTCAGAATCAACAGTCGACCGAACTATGGGTTTACTTTTGGTGGGTTGATTCAAAAAAACTCAAGCAGTACATAAAAACTCACTTAGTAAAAAAATTAGTTTTCTACGATGTATTTCACGCTCACCCAGCAACACCCCCTGAATGTCTTGCGTTAGTTGAGCATTATCAAAAAATCATACCAACTGTATTATTAACAGCTTGTAAAACACCCATTCCTGGCATAAAAAATCTGTTGCATTATGATTTCTACTGGAATCGAACTAAATCTGCGTATCTTGACCGTCGGCCTACATGGAAACAATTGCCGCCCGAAAATTACAATCAATGGCCTATAGAATTGGCTAGACGGCCCGGTGCACTGCTTTCTTTGTACGGCAAAAACAATTGGCCAATTAAACAACATTTATACTATCAAGTAAAACATCTTTCTGGCTACCATAGCGGACAACTTGCATCAGCAAGTTTACCAAGTGAAACTGGAGTTACAGACCTTGAGAAATTGATGGCAGCACCACCTGCTAGAAAATATTTTGACAACACATACATATCAGCACAAGTTGAGTCATTGTGTAAAGGGCCCACTGTGCTGTATTCGGAAAAAACTTATGATCAGCTAATCCAGGGAAGATTTGTGATGAATTTTGGTCCAAGGTATTTTTATCGTACTCTTGTGAATGATGGATGGAAACTACCTATTGGAGTAGATTACAGTTGGGATGACGTAGAAGATCACGACGCTGATTCACATATAGTTGCCACGGAACCTAGATTTATGGCCTATATCAAAAGTTTGGTAGAGTTGGCATCAAACATAGAACAACTGCACGAGCTGTTTGTAGCCAATGTTGATGTGTTTGCTCATAATCAACAACAGCTTCGGCAAAAGCCTTATGATATTATTAGTTTAGAACAACTTGCTCATAAATACTCTTGACACCAAGGCAAATAGCGCATATACTACATGGTGTATGCGCTTTATTGTTTGTGCGTCACAGGCAACAAAGATCTAATTTTAGATAGGCAACACATAGGCAACTTTTTAAGGAGAAATAAACTATGGCATCTTTAGCAGAAATCCGAGCAAGACTACAGGCAGCTGACACAAAAGGCAACTCAAACCAAGGTGGAGGCGATCGAGCAATTTATCCACACTGGAACATGGAAGAAGGTCAATCGGCCACACTACGCTTCCTACCTGACGGTAACACAAAAAACACATTTTTCTGGGTCGAACGAGCAATGATCCGACTGCCATTCAATGGCGTCAAAGGAGAGATGGAATCAAAACAAGTATTTGTACAAGTACCCTGCGTGGAAATGTGGGGAGACGCCTGCCCGGTACTGGCAGAAGTTCGTACTTGGTTCAAGGACAAGAGCCTTGAAGACATGGGTCGTAAGTACTGGAAGAAACGTTCATACCTGTTCCAAGGTTTTGTGCGTGAGAATCCCATCTCCGAAGACAAAACTCCGGACAATCCCATCCGCAAGTTCATCATTGGACCTCAGTTGTTTACTCTAATCAAGGGTGCGTTGATGGATCCTGAGTTGGAAGAATTGCCAACTGACTTGATGCGTGGCCTGGACTTCCGTATCACCAAGACACAAAAAGGTGGCTTTGCTGACTACAACAGTTCCAAGTGGGCTAGAAAAGAGTCAGCACTTACAGAAGCTGAACAGGCTGCAATTGAAACTCACAGCTTGCATGACTTGAGCACATTCCTGCCCAAGCGCCCTGGCGATGTTGAGCTGAAGGTCATTAAAGAGATGTTTGAAGCATCAGTGGATGGACAGCCATACGACACTGAACGTTGGGGTCAATACTTCCGCCCAGCTGGCGTGGCTGCACCTGGTGGCGCCGCTGCCGGTGATGCTGAAGACACACCAGCACCTGCTGCCAAACCAGCACTGAAGGTTGCCGTTCCGGCAGCACCTGTTGCTGAAGATGCATTTGATGAAGAACCCGCAGCCCCAGCCGCACCAGTCACAGCGGCCAAGCCAAGTGGCAATGCTCAAGACATCTTGGCCATGATCCGCGCACGTCAAAACAAGCAGTAATCTCTGCATCAACACAAGGGGGCAACCTCTTGTGTTCTTCTATTTTTATAACAGGTGATACATGGGAAAACCATTTGATGTAAGTAAGTTTCGTAAGGAAATTACCAAATCAATCGACGGCCTATCGATTGGTTTTAATGATCCAACAGACTGGATCTCAACAGGCAACTACGCACTAAACTACCTGATCTCAGGCGACTTCAATCGTGGCATTCCACTGGGCAAAGTAACTGTGTTTGCTGGAGATTCAGGCGCAGGTAAAAGTTATATCTGTTCAGGTAACATTGTGAAGAACGCACAAGAGCAAGGTATCTTTGTGGTGTTGATTGACAGTGAAAACGCTCTTGACGAAGATTGGCTCAAAGCACTTGGCGTTGACACAAGCGACAGCAAATTGCTCAAATTGAGTATGGCCATGATTG